CAAGACAGGATAATGAAAGATTTCGCCGATGGGGATTGTGTAATGATTGACATTCCTAACAATCTTGTTGAAATGAAAAGCGGAAAAGACAACAATGCTATAATTGCATTTAATGCAAGCGGTCAGGTTGTCAATGCAACATTAAGATTGATTTCTGGTTCACCGGATGACAAGTTATTGAATTCAGAAATAACATCGTATAAGAGCAATAGAGCCGGTTATATATTATTAACCGGAGAATTCATTAAAAGAGTAGGGGACGGATTAGGGAACATCTCTAACATCATTTATTCTTTCAATAACGGTGTTGTACAGAAATATCCGGCAACAAAAGAGAATATGGACGGAGATACTGAACAATCGGTCTCTGTTTACACTCTTGTGTTCTCAAGAGTTGATAGGATTATTGCATAATTGGTTGTAAAAAGGAGTTAATTTTATATGAAAATTGGTAATAACGAGTTAAGGATTACGCCCTCAACATTTGACGAGGCGATAGACTTGAAAGATGCTGTTGAAGAGGCAATAAACAAAGGCAATTTGAATCTTGATCTATCTTCGATTAAAGATGTGTCGGACGGTGAGGATGGAGAGGACAAAGGGCCCCTATCTTCGGTTAGCAATGAGACAGTAACAAGTTTTGTGAAAACATTATTGTCAGTAGATATGTCTAAGAAAGTAAGAAATTGTCTTTTTGTGTGTGCAGAGAGAGCCGTTGTCGGTACAGAGAAAATAAACAAAGATTTCTTTGAGAAAGTTGGAAACAGGGAGTATTACTATGAAATTATGTTCGAGATAATGAAGGTGAATATCTCCCCTTTTTTCAAGGGTCTCTTTTCAAGATTACTAACTACCGACATGGCAGGAGTGGTAAAAAACTTCCTAAAACGGAAATAACGTCAAGCGACAAGATATTTTTTGCGGTTAAACTTGCTAAGTCGGGGTATTTTGAGGGAGACCCTGAAAAGGTTTTAAAATCAAGAGTCGATCTTGTAATTGCGGCTCTTGATTATGACCGGTTCATAAATGAGTACGAAGAGACTTATTATGAACTTAATAAGGCTGAGAAATAATAGGAGGTATGGAGTTGAATATATTAGAGCTTTTTGCAACAATCGGACTGAAAGCAGATACTAAAAAAGCCGAAGATTTCGGAAAATCCATACAGAATATTAAAATAGGCCTTGGAGTTACTGCGGTTGCAGTTGGTGCATTCATAGTTACATTAAAGAAACTCACAGATGAATCAATGAAAACGGCTTTAGCGTTAAAACAATTCAAAGTTGAGACTGGTGCAAGTATGGAAGAGTTACAGCGGTGGTCAACTGTTGCAGACGAAGTATCGGGATCAGGTCAAGCCGTTGCAGACAGCATAAAAGCAATTACTTCTAATCAGGAAAAAATAAAACTCGGTCAAGGCAATATATCCGGCTATCAGCTTCTTGGAATAAATCCTAATCAAGACCCTTTTGCTATTTTGGAACAGCTAAGGACTAAAACTCAAGGTTTAAGTCAAGCGATGAAGAAAAATGTAATGGAGCAGATAGGCGTTAATAAAGAATTACTGCAAGTGTTGGAATTATCTAAGGTTGAGTTTGATAGTATGTCAAGGAACGCTTTCATAATACCGGAGTCCGCAGTAATGATTATTGATAAGGCGAGGGGATCTGCTACAAATCTAACAAATGCGGTGAAATATCTTAAAGCAATGATTACGGCAGGGCTTGCGCCGAGCATTATAAAAGTCAATGAATTCATAATGAAGTGGATTAAGAACAATCAAGAGGGCCTTGTAAAGGGCATAAAAACGGCTTTCTTTTGGACTTCTAAGTTCATTCAGGCTATTGTCCATACGGCAACCGTTATTAACAATGTGATTAAAGGCACTATTGGATGGGGTAATGCGTTCAAGATATTGTTAGGTATCATTGCAGTAATGAACGCCTCGTTGTTATTGAGTCCGATAGGATTGTTTACAGCGGCTATTATATTGCTTATTGCAGTTATAGACGATTTATATGTGTACTCTCAAGGGGGGGTAAGTCTATTCGGTCATATATTAGATAACAATCCGAAGTTGAAAGAGCTTTTTGACACATTGAAAGAAATATCTAAGGCAATGGGGGCTTTTTTCTCCGGTGATATGTCTAAGTTTGATGAAATGATTGAGAAGTGGGGAGTCTGGGGAGAAGTATTAAAAGGCGTTGCGAAGACTCTTGATTTGATTACTGCTGCATTTTCTATCCTTACAGGGAATTACGAGCTATTCAGCAAAACTCAACAGGGTAAGAAGTATTATGAAAGCAAAAGCAAATTAGCTACGGCAGGAGAGGAAGACGGTAATTGGGGTATATTCAAAGAATATCTGAAACAAGGCGGAGAAACAGGTTTGTTTGGAATGTTCCAAGCAATGAGTGATAATAAGAAAAACAAGGCAATAAACAATCCTAAGGACAGCTCAAAGACAACGAATATAAACAACAATGTCAATGTCATTATAGAGGGCAATGCAAACGCAAGCGATGTGAAAAACGGCGTAAAAGACGGACTGAAAGAAGCGAATAAAAATATCGACGCTCAAATGGGGTACAGAGAATGATTGATGTTTTAGGCACAGTAAACACAGTAAATCAAACAGTTAGCAATATAGCAGGTCAGTCGGCAAATGCTGTTAGTGATGCTGCGGGCTTTCTTAATAATACAGTAGGATCGCTCATATATCCGCCATCAGTTGAGGGCATTCAGGGCTGGTTATTCGATGTAAAGAAAACAGAACAGCTTGATATTGATGCCGATATTACGGATCATTACATGGAGTATAACTCTTTTGTTAATGATCATATAGTAAGAAAACCGAGAGTGATACAATTATCGGGATATATAGGAGAGTTAGTCGGTAGAAAGCCGGAAATGATAGAGGCGATATTGCAGTTCATGGCGAACACATTATCGCAGGTTAATGCGTATTTAGGTGATTACAGTCCGCAGGCATTACAGATTATGCAAACTGTTATAAGCCAAACAAAGAGCTATGCAAACACTGTTAATCAGGCAATTAACAAAACAAAGAACATGATTAAGCAGTTCAGCGGTGCTGGTGCGTTTCTAACAGCGCAACAAAGGGCTTATGAGGATTTATACGCATTGTTTTTGAGTAACGATTTGTTAACGGTTCAAACTCCGTTTGCTATATTCGAAAACATGAAGATACAGAAAATAACTATGGTGCAAGGTGAGGACAGTACAGATTATTCAGATATAACAGTAACATTAAAAGAAATGAGGTTTGCAAGCCTCGGAGTGACTAACTTTGACGGACAGTTATTCGATGTTAGAAACGAAATGATGAAGAGTTCAGAGAAAGCGTTAGGTAATATCCGCGGAACAGGCAGACTTATCAGTACTGCGGCTGCTGCTTATGGATTGAGGTAGGTAACATGACAGAATTACAGGGATTACAGGCGACTCCTATTCAAACATTCAATCACTCCATATCCGGTGGTACGATTTTCTTCAAACTGTACTATCGTCCGGCTGTTCAAATGTGGTTCATTGACATTCAGTACAACACTAAGACAATAAACGGATTAAGAGTCTGCGCTAACATCAATCTATTGAATAGTTGGAAAAAAGTATTACCTTTCGGGCTGTCTGTATTTGTAAGAGATGGAAACAAAACCGATCCTTTTTTAATCGATGACTTCTCAACAGGCAGAGCTATATTGTACTTATTATCTCAAGAAGATTTAGTATATCTTGAAGAAGAATACGCATATCAGAGGTCAATACAGTGAGAGATAGGACAAAAGAGAGATTTGATCGTGATTATGATATTCAGATACTAAGTCCAACAGGGCAGTTGTTCAATATTAAACCGCCTTTCTCAATGAATGCACAAATAACAAGAAATACTCTTGCAAGTGCGAATAAATGCAGTCTAACAATATACAACTTATCGCCGGAGACAAGAGCGCAGTTATACAAAGACCGGTACGCTCTAACTCAATACTGGCAGATAATAATAAGGGCAGGATATACAGGCGGATATATACATTACGGCTTCAATGCTCGTAAACAGTTTCTATTGCCTCTTGTATTTCAAGGTAATATTTATGAGTGTTACAGTCAGAAAAACGGCAACAACTGGGAAACTACTTTCGACTGTTTCGATGGTGGCTTCGGTATTCAGAACGGAGTAACAGCGCAGTCATTCACGGCCGGAACGGACTTAAAGACAATGCTTACAGGCGTTATAAACGATATGCCGTACATATTAACCGGAATAATCGGAAGTTCATTCACAGGTAGCGCTCAAAGAGGTAAAGTGTTATTCGGTCAATCAAGCGAGATAATGAGTCAAGAGACTAACAACAACTGGTTTGTTGATAACGAGAAAATCAACATCTTGAATGATAACGAGGTGATTTCGACAGATGTGATACTGCTTGATAAATCAAGGCTTAAGACAACTCCGAAAAGGCGAGAGACTTTTCTTGATTGCGACTGTATGTTTTTTCCAGAGGCTGAAGTAGGGAAAATATGTCAATTGTATTCGGTAAACGATATAGGAACTTTCCCGTTAGCAGGTGATCCATATAGAAGATTGATGTATGGACAATACAAAATAATGGGCATTACTCATAATATCAATATTTCGGGAGCAGATTGCGGAGAGTCAACAACAACATTAGCACTATATTACGGTGCAGAGGGGCTTAAAGTTGGATAAAACAGTAATAGAGCCGGACTTATACACTAATTTTCAAAGACTGAAAGACGATATATTCCAAAACATGAACTGCGTGAAGATCGGGAAAATAAGCTCTTTTGATAAGACAAAACAGACGGCAGAAATAGAGCTATTAGTGAAAGTCAAAGTGAGTGATACTGAAATAAAAGACTATCCGATGTTGCTTGACTGCCCTGTATTCTCTCTTCAAGGCGGTGGGGCTTATATTGAAATGCCTATAACATCAGGGGACAACTGTATTGTTCTTTTCAATGACAGAGATATTGACAACTGGTATCAAACAGGCAACAGCATGATCCCTGCAAGCAAGAGAAAGCACAATCTGTCTGACGGCATTGCTATCGTGGGATTAAACCCATTAACTAAGTCTTTGACTTTAGACGGCAATAAAATAAAAATCAATTCAGGGAACTATCCTCTTGAAATAGTAACTCTCTTGGGTAAAATAGAAATTGCAAGTAACGGCAACATCACTTTCAACAGCGGTACTGAAAGTTATTTAAAAGGCAATTATGTAGTATCAACATTGCAACCGGTTATTGCAGCTTTAGCCGCTTTAGTTGTGTCTCCGGCAGCAACTCCATTAACAAGGGGAGACTTGGCAGGTGTTCAATCAGCAGCGACCACACTCGTGGCGTTATTAGAGAACTGGAAGAGTACACAAATCAAGGGGGTGTAATATGAGAGTCAGATCCATCGATGTTTCAAATAATTGGTCGTTCGGGAAAGGAAAGTCCAATTATAAGAGTGATATAGAGGCAATAAAACAGAATATCGCAACACGGATAAAATCATGGAAAGGCAACTGTTTTTTCGCTAAAAATGACGGTGTTGATTGGACTAATTACTTCGATATAGGCATGAAGAATTATCTTGACATTGATATAAGAAGAGTTATACTACAAACAGACGGAGTCATAAGAATAGATAGTTATGAGTCCGAGATGACAGACAGAGCAATAAGCATTACGGCAAATGTCGTAACTATATATGGTAATACAGCAGTAATATTATAGGAAAAAGAGGTATAAAATGCCAGATGTATTTGATGAAGACGGATTAACGATTAAAACACTTTCTGAAATAACCGAAGAGATAGAAGATGACATGAAAGATATATACGGAGACGATATAAGTATTGCCTCCGATTCACCGGATGGACAACAGATCAATATTGTCAGTCAAGAGGGTGCAGACTTAAGAGAATTATTATCTTCAGTTAATGCCGGATTCGATATAGATCAGGCGGAAGGGGCTGTATTAGATCAGAGAGTCGCTCTTATTGGATTAACAAGGAACGCCGGAACATTCACTTATCAAGACATAGAGATAACAATAGACAGGGCATTAGGGCTTGTCGGCCTTGATGATGAGGCCCTTACAATAGATGAGGACGATTTACCGCAGGGGCTTTTCACGGTAAGAGACGGCGAGGGAAATCTGTTTTATCTTCTTCAAACTCAAGCCTTTACAGGTGCAGGAACTTACACTTGCGCATTCAGAGCGGCACAGATAGGCAAGGTTGAAGTTATAAGCAATACTATCACAACAATAGTTACTGTTGTTGCCGGAGTTACCGCGGTTAATAACCCGAGCGCAGCAAGCAGTATCGGGAGAGATGAGGAAACAGACTCACAATTGAAACTAAGGGCGAAAATATCAACTTCTTTAAATGCGGTTGGTAATCTTGACGCCATGGAGGCCGCATTACTGAACTTAGCCGGCGTTACTGTCGCTAAGGTATATGAGAACGACACAGATGTAACCGATGCTGACGGATTGTTACCGCACAGCATGAGAGCAATAGTTGAGGGCGGTGATCCCGATGAGATTGCAGCGGTTATATACGCTAAACGAAGTTTCGGATGCAGAATGATGGGTGATCAAGAGGTGATAATAGAGAGGACATACTCTCGGTCTATGGTTATTAAGTATGATATTCCTGTACAACAGGATATTTATATTCGATTTTCGTTATCTGGGGCTCCGTATGTTGAGAGTACAATTAAGGATAACATTGTCTCTGAGTTGTTTTGGGAGATAGGGTATAATGCAGATAGTAGCACAGTTATAGCATATTTGAAGAGCTTGAATTCAAGATATGTTATAACTGATTGCGAGTTGTCTTTAGACGGTGTGTCATGGAGCGAAACTGTTAGTATTGGCAGTTTGAATGATAGATTTATCAACAGCACAGACAGGATTACTATATTATGACAGATGAAGAATTGATTGAATATTATGTTAATCTTATAATACTGCAATACAAGAGAGATAAGCCGGAGGCTCATGTTCGGGCTTATGTCAAGCAATTAATGATATTTGAATTGATACAGAGTGTCAAGAACGGTTACAATCTTGATACAGCAGTCGGTAAACAGCTTGATGTATTAGGCAAGTATGTAGGTATTGATAGGCAGTTATCCGATGGCACGACTACAACAGAAATGAGTGATACTGATTATAGAAAGTACATTAAGTTCAAGATATTGAAGAATTTCAGCTCTCACAGCTTGAAAAGCGTTGATGATATGCTGGCGGCGTACTTCGGAGAGAGTATCAAACTTGAAGACAACTTTGATATGTCGGCAACATACATAGTACCGGATATTGATTTTGCAAAAACTCTCTATTATGAGAATCTGTTTCCTAAGCCTCTTGGTGTAAGGCTTCAAGTCATTGTTACTCCCGATGTTCCGTTTGCTTACGAGGGTGCCGTTATTGGTGGCGGCTGGGGTAAGGTTGGAGAGATTGAATACGAAATGACTTTTGACGACGGTGTATCTGCAACTTTTGATGACGGTGAGTCTGTCACAATGAAAGAACTTGATACTGAAACAACCGGCGGAGACAGCACAACAGGGAAATGGACGGGGTTCTTGGTATATGGGTGAAAATAATAATAAATAATATAGGAGATAAAAATGTCAAAACCTACAATTGATGTAGATAAATTGAAAACGGCAGAGCTGGACGATATTGACCCGATAACAGCACAGGCTAATAAAATCGAGCCGGCGACTTATGTTAAAGATACAGGCGAGAGATACGGCGACTTTCCTCCGGTTAACTGGATGAATTACTGGAAAAATCTTGTCTGGCAATATATGACATGGATTGTTAATACTGTCATAGAGGGTGTTTTTACTTTCACAGGCGTAAAAACCTTTGATGACGGTATTGTTATTAAGGAATTAGGCAGCACTCTTTTTCATATTTCGAGCGAAACAGGTAAACCAACTTTCAACAGAGGGGCGGATTTTGACGGAGATGTTGTTCATAATGGAGAGGTGTTATTTGAGAATACGGCAGCATTTAATAGTTTAGTGGATTTCAATAATAGCGTTGACTTTGGAGACAGTATTGGTGTTGATGGCTTGGCTCAATTCAATGGAGGTGCAGAGTTCAATGATGTTATACCTGTTTGTGGTATTCCTCCGGCAGATAGTGATGACCTTACAAACAAGAATTATGTCGATACTCTTTTCGCTATGAAATGTAGTAAGAGCGTTAAATTCTTGACTTCAGGTAGTTGGGTATGCCCTGCAAATGTAACAGGCGTTTTAGTTACTGCCTGTGGTGGCGGTGGAGGTGGCAAAGCGGTTGCACCTTATAACGGTGGCGGTGCAGGTCAATTAAAATATCGAGTACCTATTACAGTTGTTGGAGGAGAGACTATTGCCGTTGCTATTGGTGCAGGCGGAGCAATAGGAACAGACGGAGGCAATACAACTTTCGGGAGTACAAGGCTTGTTGCGATAGGCGGGAAAACTACTGCAAGTACAAGAGCAGGTGCTGAGAGCAATTTGTTTTCTTTACAAGGGAAATTAGGTGGCGCGGATGAGGCGGCAGGAGAGAGTGCTTCAGGGTTATTCGGAGACTTCACAGGTGGTGCAGGCGGTGGCTCAGGCGCAACATCTGGCGGCGGTGGTGCTGCGGGTTATAACGGTAACGGTGCTGCTGCTGGAGGTTCTGCTGCTGCTAATTCAGGAGCAGGTGGCGGGGGCGGTGCTGCAAGTACGGGTACAGGCGGATCAGGGTTTTTGATTATAGAATACATGGATTAAGGAGTTAAGGATATGGCACAGTTTATTACAAGACCTAAAAAGACAACGGCTTTAGTTGCGGCGGATAAGTTACATATTATTGATAGTGAGGACGCAAACAAAGATAAGTATATTGATTTTGAGAACATAAACGCAAGTATTCACATAGTAACAGATACTACCTATGAGTTTGCTACATTTGCAGAGTTTCAAGCGTTAATTGAGGATTTGAAAATAACGCTAATTGAGAAAGGCGTAATAATCACTCTAAAAGCAACGGCAAACATAACAGCAACATCGAGTATATACTGGAACTTTGACAAGCGCGTTAGAATTGATTTAAACGGTTATAATTACACGGCTTCTGGTATAAACGCTTTTGTAGGTGAGAGCAATCAACTATATATTTACGGCGGTTATATTCTCGGTGGTGGCTTGACTTATAACGCTATTTATAGCGCCGGTTCTTTTGATGTTATTACAGACAGTACAGACCCTTTTTTTATCGGAAAAACTTCAAGCGACGGCTTTGGAACTGGAATAAACATTGCAAACGGCGGATATTTGTTTTTGCGAAATGTAACAATTAAAAACTGTAAAGACAATGCAATATCTGCTTTTCTTTGTGATATTGACTGGGAAGGCATTACATTAACTGCTTGCACATTAATCGCTGGTTTTTTGTTTAATTGCAATATACAGGGCAAGCCAACTATTACAAGCTCGCCGTCAATTGGATTTTACGGGTGTAGAATAATGTCAACCGGCTTTGTATTAACAACTCTAACAGATGCAGTATTTGAAAATTGTGAATTAAGACTCGTTGGTGCAACTGTAACTGGATTAACTGCATCGGGTGATAATTCATGTGTAAAATTCTTAGGTTGTGAATTAGATATTGTAGACATGATAGTTACGGGATGTACTGCTTCAAATTTTACGCTGATTTTTTTAAGCTGCTTTGGAGTTATGCAAAGATTAGAGGTTGACGGGGCATTAAACGCCGGCAGAATAAGAGCAAGTACATTAGACCTTGCAACTTGTAATATTCATGATTGCGACTATGGTTTTGATGTTTGGGCTTCTACAATAGATGTTAGAGGCGGAACGGTTGACACTATTACAAATTACGGCTGGAAGTTACGAAGTGTAAAAATGAATTTTTCAAATAGTACTATTCAAGATTGCGGTACTGCTTTCGATGAGCAAGATAGCGAAATTACACTTGACAGCGTAACCGAGTCGGGCAATACATTATTCAGAACTCAACCGACTTCACAAACAACAATGACAGACAAACAGCTTGTGATTAGAGATACTGCAACGGGCGTTAATCAGTTTATTTCTGACTCGGAGTTTTTGGATGCTGCTTTCGGTAATGCAACACTAACAACGAGCATAGATGGTAGACAAGTGATAATGAGAAATACGGATGGTGGGGCGGCAAATAGAATTACAGTTGCTAACTTTGTGCAAGGTGCGCTCGGTGAAGTTGTACTAATTACTGACCCTATTGTAGTAAACGATGACAAAATGATAATATATAGTGAGAGCGAGGCGGCTTTCAGACAAGAATATATTAGTACTATTGTTAAAGATGTAGGATTGATGTATAAAGACGGTTGGACACAAATATCCGGTACTTTCACATACGGCTCGGCAACTACAATTACAACGGCTCAAAACCTATCAGGCGTATTATCAAAAGGTATGAAATTAAGATGGTATCACGGCTCTACTGAATATCAAGCTTATGTTATAAGTGCTGTTTATTCCTCTCCAAATACTACAATTACTTTAGTCGGTGAGGCAGTACAAAGCTCGGCAATTGCAAGTTTTTATTACAGCGTGGGTGCAGACCCATACGGTTTCAAGCATTGGTTTGATTATACTCCGATATTAGCGTCAACGACAGGAACTATAACAACCTATTCAATTACAAGCGCGAAATTTTGTATGAGAGGATTAACTGGATCTGTTGATGTTGTCGGTGTTATATCAGATAAAGGGACAGGAAGCGTATTATTATCACTAACTCAACCTTTTGGAACGATTAGCTCTACTCGTACAGGTGCAGTCGGTTGGCGTGAAAGTGATGGCGCTCAAATGTATGGAAAGGTTAATGCCGGTACAACAATCAATTACAGATTATATAACAACGCTGACCCTATTGCAAACACTACATATTATCTTAGTGCGGAGTTTAGAATATGATAGAAAGATTTAAATATTTTTGGTTATGGCTTATTTGGCGGTGCATAGTATTATTTGATATTTGCAAGCCTATTATTATTAAAATACTATTACTATTATCTGCAATTACTTGGGAGCTTCCGCAGACAATCGGGAGCTTAATACTTGCCTTAATTTTTCTTGGCAGGTCAAGAGTTAAATTTGAAAATTCCTACTGGCTTGTAATGGTTAATGACAAGAGATTTACAGGTATATCACTTGGGCGGTTTGTTTTTATTTCTGATTGGATATTTACGGAAACGGTAAAAAAGCACGAATATGGGCATACTTGGCAATCGTTAATACTTGGTTGGTTATATTTGATTATTGTAGGCATACCGTCAATTATTAGAAGTCAAAAGGGATTTTGTAAATCTGAAATAGAATATTATAGTCATTTCCCAGAAAATTGGGCGGATAAATTAGGTGGAGTAGTAAGGTGATAAAGATATTAACTGATTTCTTCAATAACAACAAAACAGAGTCTGTATTTTTCTTCACTATACTACTACTAATCGTTATAATTGTTGCTCTATTAAAGAATAAAAACATCACTTCAAAGTGGTTCAGTATAACAGGCGGTAAAAAAGTGTTAAGTGCTTTGCCTATTCTATTTGAAGAACAAAACAGGGTAATAATGAAGATTGCCTATAACAACAACATTTGTCTAATCAAAGATCAGATGTCCTTTGTTGACGATAAGTCAATAGAGTTTCAAGAGTTTGTTGCAAGAGTGTATAGGCATAAACTCAATGCAAAAGGTGTATCTAAAAACGATGTAGAAAACCATCCGCAGCTAAAAGTGCTAAAAGAGCTTATAAACTCTATGATAAAAGATGTGTGTATCGACTTAAGAAACATGTTCATTGAGATTAACAATTCATTCAAGGTAAAAGAAAACGAATTATGTAATTACGACTTCATCAGGGTTGAATATGAGAAATACACAAAAAGGAAAATTGACTTTCTCATAACTTCAACAAGGAATTCAATCCGTGAAAAATGGATAGATGAAGACAATTACATAATAGCAAGCCGTTTGTTTTGGAGAAGAGTAAAAGAGAACATTCAAACAAATGATATTGAATTACTTAGAAAACTTTTAAAAGACTTTGAAGAGTCTGAAATGGATATAATCGAGAGGCGTGAGGGCTGGGAGAGCATAGAGCCGGCTTTCAAGCAAGACGGTGAGATATACAATGTGTTAAGAGATGTTTTCAGGAATGCTATTGAGGTGTTGTTGAAGTACAATTTGATTGAAAAGAAATTAAATCAAGAGATTAAAGACTTAATAGATAAAATAAATGAAGGACTATAATATTTATGAAAGACAGGTTTATAAACATTCAGATTTTGGGTATTATAAACGATAACAACGAGATTGAGTCTGTGAAATGCTGTCTGAACAATGCAAGCGAGGTGCATTTAAAATACTTTCCATATGAAACAAGAAAACTATGGAGATGGAATTATATAAACGGTGTGTATGAGAGCTTCTTAACAAAAGAGAGGATTACTGAAGAAGAGATCGAAAGAATAGAAGATCATATACAAAAGAAATACTTTCAAGGAGATTAAAGTGGAAAAAATACTATTGTTTCTTTTTTATCTTATTTGCGCTTTAGCAAGTATCTTTTTCTTTTTACATGACAGGGTTTTCATGGGGTTTATATTTGTTTTTATTCCGGTTGTTTTAACTTGCTTTATATTATGGGCATATTTGAAACTAAACGGAAAAATATAAATAAATTAAGGAGTTATTTATGAAATTAAACGATGTTGAAATGCAGTATCAATTGAATGAATTCAAAGATGAAATTATGACTAATCCTGTTTACCAGAAGCACAGTAACGGAAAGGATGACCCAGACTACATTTACGAGTTCGGTTGTAACTTAGTTATGAAACTCAATATGTATAACCTTTATAATAAAGGTAAAGATTACATGACTATTAAGCAGCTTAATGATAAAATTAAAGCTGAAAAAGGTTATGCGTATCTATACTGGATGGATTTTTACAACGGTGATATTGAAAAGGTTAAAAAGAAATGCTTAGGCGAAGAGTCCTTTGTATTGCCGGAAGTTATAAACAGGATACTGGGGATAAAACGAACGGAGCATTTAAATGTAAAATATCCTATTGATATAACAATAGAGAATGTGTTTTATGGTGTAAGGACGCTGTTTAATGAAACAGGTCATTACTCTATGGTAGTCAATAACCATCTTGATTATCTTGATAGTTATGACGGAAAAATCAAAGCCGGAAAAAACATTTTAAATCTATACAGTTTCGAGTTTTAAGGAGGTACTATGTTAGACATTGCAAAAAACACATTCTTGTTTCTTTTTGAGATAATGAAGTCGGGAGTTTTTTATTTTCCGTTTATATTCACTATCCTAATAATTGATTACCTTAAACATAATATTTATTCAAAAAACATGACAAAGCAGAGTAAAAGCCTTGTAACATTAGCTTTAAGCCTTGTTATGAATTTTATTATTGTGTTTGTGAATTACTCAATATTTGTGAATTACAAAATATTAAGTTTCATGCTTTCAATATATTTCCTTAATGTTATCGGGAACTTTGCAATGAGCTGCTTTACTGTCAACATTATCGATGTGTTGAAAAACTTCATTATTCACAAATTATCGGGAGGTAAAAATGAATAGAGTATTAATTATTATTATTGCCGTTTTATTTGTATTATTCACATTTTCAGTAATGACAAATATTATTCAAGGTCAGTACATTGCAGGATCGTTGAAAAAAGAGTATAAATTCAATGACTACATGAAAGAGACTCAAAACGCATTGAAGTTGCAGAAAGACTTTGAAAATTTTCTATTAAATTACAATGAAAAAGATTACAACAAATATAAGTTTGATCCGGTTTTTTTTAACAAAAAAGCGAGTTACGACAACATACCTATTATTATCTATACTGCTGAATACAAAAATGAAACGGATTTTACAAAATACAAAATTAAATCTGATTTATACATTTACGGATTGTTGAATCAGGTTTTTTATAAATGTAACTATATTGATTTAAGGAGGTGAACTTTTATGAATATAAAAAAAATATTGTTTTTCGTTTTTATTGTGGTCTTATTTCTTTCGGTATTGGCTTTCTTTATAATTAATTATATTGCAAGCGGTTTCAAGGTCGTAAATGTTGTATTAACTGTCTCATGTATCGTTAGTGCGTTGGCGGTATTCGTTCTTTACAAATACTTCAAAGCTCTTAGTTAAACAACATCGGTTACAGCCCGATTTGTCATATATTAACTCCGTGCCGGTCTAACCAACCGGCATTTTTTACATAAAAAAAGAGGCAGTTTACTGCCCCTTTTCCTCCCTAAATGAAATTACCATCCGGCTTATCCGCCGTGTTATCTGTCTTAACATCGTCTTTTTCTTCATTAACAATGACAACATCTTCGGTGTTATCTGTCTCTCTTTTCAATGCTTCCATTGTCTTATCAAGAGTTGCCATTACTACGCTCTCAATGTCGTTATCAGTAATATCAGGGTCTTTTTGAAAATCTTTTATTGCCGCTTCGGAGTTTCTCACTTTTACATATTTCCTTAAGAAACTCTTACCGGCCGATTTCCTTAACATCTCAGGATGATCAGAGTTAACATAAGGATTAGTTATTTCATCGAAATACAGCTCTTTTTCGTATGTTGTACGGTCTTTCTTGTAATATGTTTTATTGATGTACTCCCTGCCGTTTTTGATTTTCACCTTGCCTTCGCTTCTTGCAACATCGAATGCTCTTACATCCTGTAAATAATATTGATAGCTCTTTGAGTGATTTTCGGCTTTTTCAATCAATCTGTTAGTGTCGTATGTTTCACCGACAATACGGTTCATTTTCCTGTTCTTGCCATAGACAGCGACCATTATAACCCGATCTCTTGGATTAACCGGCTCGACTTCGATATTGAACTCACCGTTAACTGTTTTGATTTTGTACTTATCGTTTTCAAAAATAGGCTCAATGTTAATCCATTGAAAAGGTGCATCTTGCCCGGTTGTTAACGCGAACTCATACGCCTCAATTGCAGGTATGAACTCTGCGCAGTTACCAAAAGGAACAATTGATCCCATCTCTGGCAATGTCGCCCCCAACTCAAACGCTTCTTGCAGAGCTTCAACCATTGACTCTTGACCCTCTTTGCTGTCCCAAATCTTCCTGTATGCATCGTCTTTCAAAGACAGTACATAGTTGATGTTTTTTGTAATCATTCTTTGAAACGCCGGCTTATCCTTAGTTACAAATGGTGCTGCAATTCTCATTATGCCGTTAATGTTGCTGTTGATGTATGGCTGCAATTCTTCCGGTGTTTTCGGCGCAGAAACAATCTGTTTGCCTTTCGACATACTGTTATTACGGAAAACACTCTCCGCCTCTTGCAATGTTTTGCCCTCTCCGTTATTGCCGCAGACTTCGCACCAAATACAAATGTTGCCGTTATTAGCTCTCTTTTGTTGTTTTACCTCTTTATTACAACATTTCATACACATTCCTCCTCATTATAATATATTTTAACAAACCGACTATCGTCCGATTGTGTTATTAGCCCTTTCCTTTTCAGATAAGAATACGCCTTATCATCTCTTTCCTTTAGTTCTTTCAAGCCTAATACTCTCTCACTGCCTTTCCGTGTGATCCAGCTTGCGATTTTCTCTGTATCGTCTCGTATCTCTTTGTTATCTTTCAAGATAACAGACATACTATCAAGAGCTTCTTCCTTTTTTGCTTTCCACTTCTTTTCTTGCCTTTCAGCTTCTTTGTATGTCTTTGCTATTTCAAGAGCATGAGACTTTTCCTCTCCGCTTATTATTGTGTAGTCGTCTTTGATTTCAGGATATAAGCTCTTGATGTCATTAAGACATATTGCAAGGTCTTTAGGCGGCGTGTTACTGTTAATACAATCCGAAACTTCATAGACAATATCTCGTATTTTCTCTTGATGTTTTTTGTTTGCTTTGATTTCCCAGACATAGAATTCGCTCGTATTACAAAGAAGAGGCAAATAACAAGTGTCGATTTGAAATAAGTCAAGCTGATATTGTATCTGCATGTAATGCTTTAACGGTATCCCTTGCCATGTCTTAAGATCGAAATCATAGCCTTTCACCATACTTCCTGCGGGTCTTTTTGCGCTCCATAGAGTTGCACTCTTGGCTTCAATAAGGAAAGGTTTTGATAAATCGATGTTAAGTCCAAATGCCCTTTTCTTACCGCTCATGCCGCCGACATACACAGCGTCAGGATGACATATTCTAACATCATCGTAATATTGAGTGTTATGCTTGATTAGTTTGTGCTGGAATTCAATAACAGGCGATCTTTCTGTATCGTTAAGACATTCATATAGTATTTTGTTTCTTATGAATTCTTTTGAGACAGCAACATCAAAAACGCCTCTGATGAATATTTCAAGAGCTTTATTCTCCATGTGATGACCGATTTCAGCAGGCAATCCCGCCGCCTCCCTGTCTTTCTTACCTGTCTTTTCAAGCCATACTGTAATTGGCGTTCTGCCATAACCGGACAGCGACTCTGTTGGATTTTCAGGATCAGATATTAACGCTGGAACATCTGAAGCCCCGATTCTTTTAGAACGCTCTTTGTAGAAGTCTCCGTCAATGAACCAATAATTTACCATTTATTCCCCCCTGATGTAACAATATGAGGCGTTTTTTTATGTTGACACCCCGAAACAACAGTTATTAACCACAAAGACAATATAACATTTATTTTGTATTATTGTCAATACAAATTATTCAAGATATTTTTCAATTTCTTCAAAGTTATCATTTAAAACCTGTCTAATCTGGTCAACTGTACTACTATCAAGCGTAATGCCTTTTGATGTGGGACACATTTCGCCTTTGTTGTCATAGTATTTCCTAATATCAAGATATTTTTTTGAATTGAATTGTGATAATGCAATGAATATATCTTGATTTTTTCCGACTTTTGCAAGTATTTTATTCCCCGACATTTCTTAACTCCTTTGTTTAGAACGGTATGTCATCGTTTGTGTTATCCGGCATACTGTCTTGATCTTTCGGGCTTTGATTTTCCCATGGATCAGGAACCCTATTGCCTTGATTATACACTTCGGGCCTTGTATGGTTTTTAGGTGCAGGCGTACTGTTCGCTTCACCGTCTCCGGTTGATTCGCTTCTTGATAGAAACTGCACTTGATCGGCAACAACTCCGATTTTTGACCTTGTCTCGTTTGTGTCCTTGTCATTCCATCTTTGTTGTTTGAGCTTGCCTGTAATTGCAACCATACTGCCTTTTTTCAGATATTTGTTACAATTCTCTCCCATTGCTCCCCATGCTGTTATATCAAAGAAACTCACCTCTTCTTTGACTTCGTTGTCTTTCTTATAACAGTCGTTATTGGCAATAGAGAAACCGCAGATTGCATAACCGGTTGCTGTGTATCGCAATTCTGGGTCTTTTGTTAGCCTGCCAATGAGACTAACTTGATTTAAATCTTTACTCATCCATTCCTCCTTTTTTTATTTACAATCGTCATAATTGTTATTATGTTGTTCACATTCAATACTGTATTTTTCGCATAAGTTATGAATGCATTTAAAACAATACCCAATAGAAATAAAGGCCTTTTCTCTATCGTTTATTAAATTGCCACACATCTTGCATTTAAGGCTATTATTACTTTTATGTAAATTATTACCATAAAAAACATATAACCAAAATCCATACCAAATAGAACAAATAATTGATATAGATATTAATATCCAAATCACATAAACCCCCTTATTGTTTCGGTAAACATTTTTCTCTTATTATTAAATAAATTGTCCTTGATAATGTTCATCTTGCTATTATCAGATAACACTAATAACTCTTCATCTTTCTTTTTCTTCTCTTCGATTTTAACTTCCTGCTGTTTCTTCAAGTTATCCGTATAGCTTTGTATTTCATCAACCTGTCCATCATTAGTAACAACAACTAATTTACCGTCAACAATTGACGGAAACCTACGAACCTTTCCTATTGCAGATGAAGTCAGATCACTTCCACAGAAATAACAAACAATATTCTCAAGATTGTTCATTACTCCGCATGATCCGCATTGTTTCATTTTCAGATCTTCAAACTCTTCATTATCATTGTCTTTCAGATCACTCCCTTTCAATGTCCATTTCCTACTTAATTCAGGAAAGCCGTGAATAAATGTGTTGCCGACAGGATCAAGAATAATTCCGTATTCTTTGCCCTCTGCTTTTCTTAATACCCTGCCGATAAACTGTAAATAAATCGTAAGGGATAATGTACGCCGTAACCAAATCAAACCGTGTAGTCCTCCGATGTCAAGCCCCTCAATACCGATACCGACAGTACAAAGTCCGTTTAACTCTCTGTTTGCTATTTGCCTTAACATTCTTTTTCGTTCCTTGTAATGAAGATTAGAATGTATATGATCCCATTGCCAACCGGCGTTTCTGAACTCTTCAGTCATCATTGCAGCGTGTTCAAATGTGCTGCAAGCAACTAAGCACGGCATGCCGGAGAATACCGTTTCGTAATTTTTGATTACATCTCCGATTATTCTTATATCTCCTAATTGGTCAGCTTGGGCCTTAACATCATAATCACCGTTATTGATTTTAACTTCAAGATTATACTGCTCCGGTACTATCACCATCGGTTTTGAAAGGAAGTCTCTGTCAATTAGCTCTTTTGTTGTTGTCGTCTGTACAATATCGGTGTAAATATGATCAAGTCCTTTGTTATCAGTTCTTTTTGGGGTTGCAGTAAGTCCCATTCTTACAGTACCCGGGAAGAAATTATAAATAGTTTCCCATGAATTAGCAGCGGAGTGATGACAATTATGTACAATAAAACCATTAGCAAAAAATAATTTATCGTTGTCGTCTAATTCTATGTCAATCAAATTACATACATCATAAAAGGTAGTATCTGTTATGTTTGTAGATTTTCTTTTTAGAGTTGCTTTTTTATGTTCAATGTTTTTTAAATCAATATCCCATCCTATAATATTATTATAAATATTGACATCTTCTCCATAAATAGACATTCTATGCTTTTTGGAATGTTTTGTGTTTTTAGGGGTGTGCCTGTCAATATTAGGGTGTATGCCGTAATAATTCAGCATATTTCTAACAAGTAATACAAAATGATAATGTGCTTGATCTATACATATCCTCCGGTCAGTTCGCCATCCATCACCGCTTAAAAAACCACGAATAAAAGAAATACTGCAAGATTTATAAACATCCTCATTGATTGTTTTTTCTTTAACAATATTATATTTCTTAATAAATTCATTTTTATATTGTCGGTCTTTAAAACTAAAAACCCAGTCGCCTCTTTTGTTTACAAAATGCTTAAAAAATCCTTTGTTCTCAAGCGTTAGAAAATAATCAATCTTTTCCTTTTTTCTAAAAGCAAACTTGAGATTGCCGTTGTCAAAAGTTCCATCGGCTAAATACCACCCATAAATATTATCTTCTATGTCATTTTCTTTTTGTTTATAATCATGAGTATCTGATAAATCAATATTTTCACAATTTTTAATTTCATTAACAATTCCATTACTCTGAATTAAATGATTATTAGAAGATACAAGATTGCCCTTGAGCGTACCAAAAATAAAAGCCTCTTTCCGTGTTGTCCATTTATTTTTTATTTTAGCTGTTCCCGATGGAGTTAAAACCACATCTCCTATTTCTAAATGTTTTAGTTTCTTTAGTCCGAACGGAGTGCTTATCATTGTATCTTCATGTAAACATTCATCAGTAATGATAATGTCAGGATATAGGCTCTCTGGTATCAAATGCAGCATATTAACAACTGTAAGAGGCATACAAACATAAACGCCCCTATTCTTGCCTTTTATGCCCTCTTGATTGATGTATCCGGCGTTTAATCCATATTCGTTTAATTCTTTCAGGAATTGTCGGAATATTTCATCTTGCGGAGTCAACACCCATATTCGTTTTTTTAATTTGATTTGATCCTCTATTATGACAGTTGCGGTCTTTGTTTTACCGCCACCGGTTGGACATACGAATACTGGATGTCGTTTTGCGTTAATTAGAGTGTTAAGTTGAAACCTTGCTTCATTCTGATATTCTCTTAGTTGCATGGTATAATCCCCCATTTTTTAAGTATCTCCATCACTTCAAGAAATGAGTTACAGTAATTATATAACGCTCCCGCAGCAACAGCATTAGAGGCAAAAATACTTTGATTTTCTGATAATGACCCTGTCTTTGATTTAATCTCTAAGCAGTGAGTTTTACCATCTTTGATTATAATCAGATCAGATACCCCCGGAGTCATTCCGAGTTTTTTCAAATGGTTTATAACTTTGTATAAGTCTTTTCCTGCCGACGCCATTAGTGTGCCCTCGTTAGGCACGCTGAAGAAAACGAAGTTCATTCTTGATGCATATAACGAAAGAACATTAACTACTTGATATTGAATGTACGCTTCTTCTTTCATTCTTGTTCCCTATCAACGAAAGTTACTAACAACTCTTTATTAATTGAGTTTGCGAAAGATATAAGCGTCTTCAATGTGGTCTGGTTGTACAGCCTCATTCTATGCATATCAATACTGTAACCGGACTCACTTTTTGCTACTTTATACGCAGCGTCTTTACGCTTGATTTTTTGTTTATCAAGCTCTTTGATTATTTGATCGTATATTTCTTGGCCTGTTGTCATTATTACCCCCTGTTGTTGTTATATAACATATATTTTGTATTATTGCAAGAGATTTTTAAATATTTCTTCTAATACATTATATTGTTTTTACATTGATTGTTATTTGTTTTTTACAATCGGGGCATTTAATTTTTATATTAGGATCAATCATTTTTTATCTCCTTTATTTCTTACTTAACTCTTTTTTTATTATCTCTAATATTTCTCTTTTTGTTTTTTCACCGTTCCATATAATAGTAATATCGTCTATTGTTATACAATTCATTTAATACTCCATTGTTTCAAAGGCTTGTGCTAAAACCCCAGCCATATTGTCAATTAGTTTTTCGTTACTGTTTAATTCTTCTTCGTTAAGCTGATTAAAGCAATGATGTAGTAACTCATGGAAAAAAGTTTGTGCTTGTTGACTGTCCGGTATATTATGTTTTTGTTTATTTACTAACCTTATTTTATTTTGTCTAAAATCCGCTTCACCAACTCGGTCTCTTTCGTCAAGTATTTTATCGCATATCTCTACATTGATTTTATGATTAAAGATATAAAAACTTTTTGGTATCTTAAAGCCTGTTTTTATTGACATATTCCGCCGCCTCCCTGTAATCAATAATGAATTGGTTGTATAAAGATATTTTAGGCAGTAAATCTTTTTCTTTAAATTCTATTTGCATTTTATCCCCTTTTTTGTAACTTTAAGGTTACTTTTTTAAGTCGAAATAATTAGATATTCTCGACATATAATTATAATCATAACGAAATAATAACAATTTTTCATTATAACTATCTCTTATTACCAAAATATTTATTTAATATACATTCTAATCTCTCTTTCATTTCGTTAAGCTCTTCAATTTTTTCTTGTTCTAAATAATCAGATAAATAATATATGTTCAATGATTTCTCTATCCCTTTAATACCAATTGACAAGGATTGTAATAAATCGTTACTTATTTCTTCTTGTAATCTTTGACATTCGTTATAATATGACATATTATTCATCCCCTATCTTATAATTTTTACTTTCATAATCAGATATTTCTTTTAACAGTATTCCCATTTTTTTATAATCCCTTGAATTCTTTTTAGGATTATCATCAATCAGCTCTTCAACTTCTACTAAGGCTTTTTTATAATATTCGTTATTTTCTATTTTCATATCAATTCCTTTAATTTGTTTTTCTTTTCTAAGTTAATCTTATTTATGATCTGAAGAATTTCACTATCCACGGAAACGCCCAGAGCTTTAATATCTCTATGAACGGTATTTACTTTATCTATCATTTTTGAATATCCTTTTATTTCTTTTGGCTCCGAGGATAGCTCGACATCAGACCTTGAAATAATAAGATTATTAAACCTTTTATCTGGGCTTATGATGATATATAGTTCTTGGCTATGTTTCTTGACATCAAAGATAGCATTGATATAATTATAATACCAAAGATTAGGCTCTCTACAACTAATTATTTTAACTTTCATTCTTTTTCTCCAATTATCAACAAATCTGCATAAGGCAACTTCTTTATGACATCACAAAACTCTTTCCACCAATACATCTTATGATTTTTTCTGCCATGATAAATATTTCGTAACACTTCATAGTTACCTGTCCAGTATGACTCCAAAACATAACCGGCAGGAAGATTGGCGTCTATTATATTGAAAATGCTCTCTTTTAATTTAGCGTCTTCACAGGTGTTATGCTTTTTGATACATCTATTTATAAATGAAAGCTGCCCGTCATTGACTTCTATCTCAAAGTCCTTTTGAGTAATTTCACCTTTAGTTATAGAGTGCATAGTACTTTCAGAGTTCCTTACTGTCCCTACTTTGAAAGTGTCCATTTGAGCCCAAAACTTTATTGTTCCTGTTATGTCCATTCCTACATCTATTTGTCTCAAAAACTTTCTTTCCTGTGCTTCATAGTGAGGGTTGTTTTTTGATTTAAGAAGTTTTCTTATCAACCTCTCGTCCTCTTTGCCCAAAACACAATGATTATATGATATATAGCCCTCGCTTGAACTTCTATCATATAACCTAATACACATACTGTCAGACTTTTCTTTGCTCTTATAAGAATTTCTTATACCCAGTATTGCCGGAAACATTCCGTAAACACAAATGTTATCTATTCTCATTATTTACCGCCTTTTAACTGATTTTCTCTTATTTCAAATACTTTTTTGACGGCGGCAAGTTCGGCTTCATCACGGGAATTAAATTCATAATCGCTTTCAAAAAAATCCGTAAAATCAATTTCTATTCTAATATGATACATCCATGTAAAATTAAAACAATTTTCAGTTTTACTAAAATTTATTATTATACCCAGCCCGTCAAAATAACGATGTAGTAATGCAAATATAAATATATCAGGTATAGGAATAATCTCATATCCCTCTTTATGATTTAGATTAAAATATAAATTTTCAAATAAACAAAATGTCAAACTAAGATAGTCTTCTGAAACACATCTCATTTGAATTTTATTTTTAAACTCTTCAAATGCAAGCGGATTTTTTTCTTTTATCTCTGTCCAAAATTCTTTATTAAACATATTATTCACCGCCTTTTAACTGTTTTTCTCTTATATCAAATGCTCTTTTAACTGCTTCAAGTTCAGCCAATTGTCTATCCAAAATAGATTGTAAATAATAAACATCATTAATTTTAAAACAATAATGTATCAATCCAACAGCGTCAGTCTGATAGTCTGTTACTATTATTATCCCCAAGCTATCAAAATAATAAACAAGTTCACAAAAACAAACCTTTTCAGGAAGTACCAGTATAGTACCGTCTTTATGCTCAAACTCTGATTTTTTTGCTAATCCAAACTCCATTTTTTCAATATATAAGAAATTATTCTTCCCTAAAAACTCTTCAAATGCAAGTGGATTTTTTTCTTTTATCTCTGTCCAAAATTCTTTATTAAACATATTTAACCCCTTAATTATTTAATAGTTCTTTTATGTCTCTTTGCAAGTCAATTCTACCATCATAATACCCCTCTTTATATGCCTGTTTTATTATATATTCAAGATATAATTTTTCGTCAACACCTGATAAGTCAATTTTTGTTTTTGAATATTTACCAACATCAACATCTATAATTAAATCATACCAATCAGGATATGTTAATTCAAACCCTAAATTTTTTAATATTTTTATTTTCCTTTTATTTTCATTTATATTTTCTTCTTTATCCATCTTTAACTCCTATTTAAAACTGTCTTATGTTATCATTTATTTTAATATTATAATTATTTTCGTTTTCTATTTCAAAACATAAACTTACATCTTCTAATTTATATTTTTTCTTAAAGTCAAATAATGTTTTATGAATAACAGTCAAATCTTTATAAAATTTTTTACTTAAACTCATTTTTAACTCCTTGTTATAGTTTCAATGTTAGATAACGGCTGTTGTGTGATGTGTGACAATATTTTTTCATAATACTGCGAAGATACAGACCATTTTTTGCAATCTTCTATTTCTCTTTTTATATCATCAATTGTAGCAAGTCTTAGGTAAAATGGCTCACCTGCTTGAAATGGATATAATAATATTTCATCATCTTCAACATGTTTTATACAGTGCTTACTATTCCTATTCAAATTTATTTTGAAAGGCAAACTGTCAACCCATTTTACATTTTGGTCCAACTGCTCACCAAAATTATCATTTTTAATCCAATCGATAACAATGTTGTTTTTAATAATAGACATAGTGTAAAATTCTCTTTCATCTTCGCAGTAATAAATTTTTTTCATATTTACTCCTTTCAAGCTCTGCTTTTTAAAATAAAAAAGCCATAGTAAACACAAATACTACAACAACCAAACAAATAGCTATTGAAATACATATAAGTTTAAATTCACTATGTCCGGTAAAATAATACCTTATTATGCCAAGCATAACACCAACTACAATTATAATAATCCATAACATAACAACCCCTTAGTTATAAATTTCAATAATTAAAACTATTTCGGCTAACACGCTAACAGCATAACCGTAATTAGTTTTTTAGAAATTTCACAAATAATTCATTGCCATATTGATTTTTTGTTAATATAATCAACTCTTTAATAGTATATGCTTTCTTTTTTTTTGACAAAGAGCTAATAAAATACTTAGTGCCTGTCTGACACGCCCCAGTAATTGCTCTATAACCCTGTATTAGTTCAGAGGTTTTGATTTTTCCTGTCTCTTGTCTCCAGTATTCGTATGGAGTAGTATCTCGGTTTGAATTTTTATATATCAAGTCGTCTTTTGCCTCTTTGAGAGTGTTACCATGTGAATAATATTCGCCATCGAATACAACATATTTCAGTTTTTCATTATCAGTTCTGTATATTGTAATACCGTTTTTCTCTCTCTTACTCTTCACGCTGCAAGGTATGTAATCGAACATAACTCTTCCGTCTGATAATACACCAGAGAAATAGATGTCATAGCTTGTTTTTTGATAATGTCCCTCAATCCAAGATGTCAATAATGGGTTGTTGGAACAGTTGATGTAACCCTCTTTGTGCATCGGTGCTGAAAACGATGTCAATAATGGGTTGTTGAAACAGTCGATGTAACCCTCTTTGTGCATCGGTAATGAT